ATCGAAAAATCGCGCTCTGGACGCGGAGGCACCACTCTGCTGATGCGCCAAGAGCAAGACCTCTCCTTCAGCCTTTCGGATTGGACTCCTGAAATAGATGCGGCTACGGAAAGCCGGCCCTCCACCGCCACTGATCGAGTGCTCCAACGCTTGCGGGTGTCGTACCCCAACAGCAAAACGCGGGAGGAACTAAACGCGGATCCGTTGTGCGGAGGCAGCGTGGCCGCAATCCGTAAGTCGCTCCAGCGCTTGGAGAAGCGGGGGTTGGTGGTTAGTACTGATGCACCACAGCAACTGGGGGCTAAAGGCAGAGCAGCCAAGCTCTACACGGCTGTTTTATCTCTCTCGCGGGGAGAGAGTGATATAGGGGGTCCCATAGGGGCAAATCCCAGTCGTGGAGCGGATTGTGAAATGGGACAACCAGATGAAAATTTGGAGAGTGTCCCGTTTAATTTGGCTGGTGCGTCGGTGAAAGGGACACTTTCTCTGAAAAAGAGACCGAGTCCCATTACAGATCCCTTGCAGCAGAAGGAATCTGCTCAAGTGGACACCTCTACGGAATATCCCCACGCGCGCGTGCGCGAGGAACAGCACCGCACCGCCGCTGAACTGGAGCGGTTGGTGGAGCAGGCCGAGTGGGATTGATCCGAAATCTCCCTAGCGTTGCGTCAGCAGTCGTCTGGCTGCTGGCGCTGTTGCTCTGGAGGACACCACGCATGGCCAAATCCAAGCCTCAGCCCAAGCAGCCCAGAAAGCCTGTGCTGTTCTTTGCCCAAGGACCGGTGCCCGATGAGGTGCTGGCGATTATGCGGTTCTGCTACTTCAGGCAGGGCCGCGCCAAGTCAGTCGAGGAGTACCGCCTGTTTGACGAGGATGGGGCCGTGGAGCTGCTCCACATGGCGCTGGGCACCGCCCTGAACCAAGGGGCGGATGTCTCGGTCATCACCCCGTACGACTTAGAGGACCTTGGTCTGGAGGACCTGCTAACAGCCTCTTGACAAACCCTTGACTCGTGTACTACAACGTGTGTGGCCTTACCTACACACCCCACATGATCACAGAAACAAACGTGCCCAACGCCAAGCTCTCCGGCTGGTACTTCACCGTTCAGCACTGCAAATACCTTGTTGAGCAGCGCATTGCTGAAACTGAAGCTCAGGGATGGAACGCTCAGTACGACCGCCACCACCTGGAGCGATTGGAAGACATGGAGCTGTTTTTGAAAATGAGCTGGGATTTTTATATGGATTCATTGATGGATATGGCTAAGTTCGCTATGGCTCCACGTCCTGAAGAGGTGCAGCAGTGATGGCTGATGTTCTTGACATTCACGAGTTGCGATTCGATGGACCCGACCGTCTTGTGGTTGAAGCTGTGGTGGACCAGATGGTCCTTACGCGGCCAGGCTCTCACATCGATCCACCCGAGTGGGGGCCTGCCTTGTGCCGAGGCTCCATGCACTTTTCAAGTGAGGATTTGATGCCCGCCACTGATGCGCAACTCAAGCAAATGCTTGGTTATCGCATCGACGATTGGGCGCCAGTCGACTTAACCGACTTCTTTGATTTTGGTGCAGATGACTGATCTAAGTTCTACGCTGACGGAACGCGGCAAGCGTTACGGCGACTTTTACGGTCATGCCCGCGTGACGATGGACCTTAAATCTGTGGTGCGCTCGGAGTTACAAAAGCGCAACAAAACGCTTGCCGACGATCAGCAGGAAGCACTCGACATGATCTTCCATAAGATCGGTCGCATCATCAACGGTGACCCGGATTATTACGATTCGTGGCACGACATTGCGGGTTACGCAAAACTCGTCGAAGACCGTTTATTGCAGAAAAGTAGTAATGGCCGATGCGCTGCCCAAGAGTGATCGCCGCGCCAAGGGCGAGGGGCGGAACTTTACGGTCAATATCAGGATGAGCCGCGAGGAGATCGAGGCTGCCCGCAAACTCGGCGGTGGCAATGTCTCCATGGGATTCCGCCAAGCCATCCGCTATGCCTGCTGGCGCGAAATGCGTCCCACGAGTCTCAGCACCATGCTGCGCTCCGCCGCCGTGCTCGCCGCCGAACTGGAACAACGATGACTGGTGTGCTACATTAAATCTGTACCTCAGCCTGACTTGGCATGGACTACCTTTTTGGGATCCAGCACCTGCACCAGTTCGACAGCTCCACGCTGATCGCCTTTGACACCGAGACTACGGCGCTGCGGCCCAAGTTTGGGGGCTTGCGGTTGCTCCAGCTGGCCGCCCCCAACGTGGAGCTGCCGCTGGTGATTGACTGTTGGCAGCTCAGCGATGATGACTGGGTCAGGCTGGAGGAGTTTTTCGGCGTTGACCGCGTTTATGTCGCGCACAATGCGGTGTTTGACCTGGCATGGCTCCAGGAGCAGGAGATTTATGTGCAGGGCAAGGTGCGCTGCACGATGCTGGCCAGCCGTGTACTGACAAACGGCATCCCAAACCTCAGGCATGGCTTGGCGCCAGTAGCGGCGCGATACCTTGATCAACACGTAGACAAGGAAGAACAGGCCAGCGACTGGTCTGCTGCAGACCTGCGGCCCGAACAGGTTGAGTACGCCGCCAACGATGTGGTGGTGCTGCTGCAGATTTACAACAAGGTGCTGGATCGGCTGGCAGATGGACGGTTGATGCGGGCGTGGCTGCTGGAATGTGCAGCGCTGCCGGCAATGGCCTCGCTCTGGCGCAATGGACTGCCCTTTGACCGCGACACCATGCTCCAGCTCAAAGCCGAGCTGGTGGAGGACAACGAGCGGTTGGGCGATGAGTTCATCGTTGAACTGGATGCGGCGTTGCCCGAAGGGCACAAACTGCCGCGGTTGCTTGATGGCAACATCAACCTGAACAGCAAAGCAAGCGGGCGTGGGGCCGCCAAGGTGCCAGCCGGGTTCAACCTCAACAGTCCCAAGCAACTGCTGGCTGTGTTTACGGCGCTGCTCGGTGAGCAACCGGTAGATGCCAACGGAAAGCCCAGTGCGTCCAAGGATTCGTTGAAGGAGTACGTCGGTGATCACCCGGTGGTGGCCAGGTACCTCAAGTGGAAGCGGGTGGAGAAAGCGCGGCAGATGGTTGAGGCGCTGATCAACCACCAAGACCCTGATGGTTTTGTGCGCGCCAGCTACATGCAGGCTGGGGCAGATACGTTTCGGATGAGCTGCAATTCGCCGAACCTGCAGCAGGTGCCGCGGGATCCCAGGTTTCGCACCTGTGTCCAAGCTCCAGACGGGTGGAAGCTGGTGGTGGCGGACTACGCGCAGATGGAGTTGCGGCTTGCGGCGGCAGAAGCACAAGACCCGTTGATGATCCGTGCGTTCCAAGAAAACCTTGATCTTCACACCCTTACCGCCATGCAGATTTATGGCGTAGCAGAAGAGGAGGTCACCAAAGATCAGCGGCAAGTTGCAAAGTCAGCCAACTTTGGTCTGCTGTACGGCTCTGGTGCAAAGGGACTGCGGAACTACGCCGGCAGTCAAGGCATCTATATGACGCACGAGGAGGCTGGTGAGATCCGCGACAAGTTCCACGCCGCGTACACCGGCATCCACACGTGGCAGCGCGATGCAGCACAGGCAGCAAACAGATCGCAGGGCAAACGCGGTGAGGTGCGGGTGCGGGTTTCAGAATTAAGGCGGTTTTTGCCTGGCGATAAAAACCGGCTGACCACTCGCTGCAATACGCCGATTCAAGGCGCTGGTGCGGCAGTGCTTAAGCGCACGCTTGGGAAACTATGGCCGCTGCTCCAGGCAGATGGGGATGAAGTGGTGAAGCTGTCGGCTGTGGTGCACGACGAGGTGGTGCTGTTGGTGCGCGATGAACACGCGGAAACGTGGGCGCTCCAGCTGGCTGGGGTGATGCAGGATGCGGAGGCTGAATGGCTTGGTGACGTGCCAGCGCTGGCAGAAGCCAAGATCGGCACTACGTGGAAAGAGGCGAAGTAGGCAAAACGCCTACTTGGCCCACAACTCCTCGACGATCTTTTTGTATTTCGCAGGAAGGGTGGCCGCGTCCTGGCGGTGAATGTTGAGGTGGCCGCGACGCAGCAACTCGGCGTGGTACATGAATTCCCCGAAGGCCTTGGCGCTTTCGGGGATGTTTTGTCTGGCGTAACGCTCCAGTGCGGTAGCCATAGAACGAAGATTGCGCTGCATGGCCATAATGGTTTGACCGGTTCCGCAAGTCTATGCAGGGCCGTACAGGCAGACAGATCATCATGGCGCGGTTGCAGCAGGCGGTGGCTAAATCCACCACCGCTGATTTGCAACGCGCCGCACAGCTGCTCGAATTTGCGTACGACGTAAGGAAAGGGTGCTCCAAGCAGAGGGCTGGGGCACGTAAGGCGCAGTCGCAAGCCTGGAAAAAGAACGTGGATGATGACCTTCGCTGGTGAGGCTTGTGTACTATGTGTCAGAGGAGACACACGACATGCCTTCACAGCACGGTTCCAAGTTCTACTGCCAGCTTTTGATTGATCCGCACCGCTACAAACTTGCGGAGCAGCTCGCTGAAAAGCGCGGCAAAAAGGTGACAGCCGTGCTGCGGGATCTGGTGTACGAAGCACTCGAAACCAATTACTCCAAGGAGGAATACCGCAAAGCTGCATGGGCAGATGCGGAGGTGTGGAACGATTCGGTGCGGAGGCGTGTCAACTCGCGTCGCAGCAAAGATGGATAAGCCTTCGGTATGTAACGCGAGCCTCAACTCCAGCTTCAATGATCTAATGTGTCACAGCAGTCACTCAGACACATGACGCGCTACATCATTCGAGTCGGCGATCGGTGGGTAACCGCGATCTACGACACACGCAGCAACGGTATCGGCTTCACCAGCCGCAAGGAGGATGCGTCTAGTTGGTCTCGTTATGAGACTGCGCAGGACAAAGCGCTGGTGCTCCGCGGGATTTTTGCGCAGGAAGTGTGCATCGAGGCACGTGAGGAGCCAGACTATCCCCGCTCTTGGAATCTGCAACCCCAGGCCGCATGAACCCTGACTGCAACCCAATCGAACAGCAGGCTCGCCAAGACGAGCTGGATACGCTGTACTACAAAGATGAACGTGATGACCCGGCACATCCGTTTCATGCGCTTTATACCAACCTCTACCTCTCCTCCAAAGGTAATGACGGACATTCAAATTGAAATGGCTTTTGAAGATTGGTGGCGGGAATCGTATCCTGCTGCTCCAGCCAACAAACAAGCAGTCTCGTCACACGTAGCTTTTGCTTCGCACGTGCTGGCGTTGGTTGAACTGCTTCGTGAATACGAGGACGCCAAGCGACAAAACGCGCTTTGATTACAGGTGGTGCTGGCTTTATCTGGATCTCGCTGTAAATCAATGGGCAGTTACACGGGGATCGACACGTACTTGTCGGAAATTTCGCGCTACCCACTTTTGACGCCGCAGGAGGAAATCCAGCTGGGACGTCAGGTGCAAGACATGCTCCAGCTGCAGCAGTTGGATCGGGAGTTGACGCCTGATGAAAAGCGTGTGGTCAAACGGGGGGAGCGCGCCAAACAAAAGTTTGTGCGGGCCAACCTCAAGCTGGTGGTCTCAGCGGCTAAGCGCTATCTGCATGTGGTCAAGACCATGGACCTGATGGACTTAGTCCAGGAAGGAAACCTTGGGTTGATTCGTGGGGTAGAAAAATTTGACCCCAGTCGGGGGTACAAATTTTCGACTTACGCCTACTGGTGGATTCGGCAGTCCATCAACCGCGCCATTGCTACGCGGGAACGTGCCATCCGCTTACCCGGTAAGGCGCAGGAACTCGCCACCAGCTGGAACACGGCTATGCGGAATCTGCATAACCAGCTGGGGCGGGCACCGAAGCTGCAGGAGATTGCGACCTACTTCAAGGTCAGCCTGCACGAGGTGGAGCACTTTGTGCAGGTCGGCATGTCGCCAACGATCTCGCTGGACATGGCCATGCGGGATGAAAGCAACATGTCGTTTGTGGACCTGATTGAGGATCACAACAACGTCGGTGGTACCGAGGCCATGGAAAAAGCCATCCTTGATGAGGACACGTTCCAGCTAGAGATGGCGATGACCGTGCTCAGCAACAAAGAGAAGGAGCTGGTCAGCCGGCGGTGGGGATTGCAGGGGCGGGAACCTGAGACGCTGGTGCAGATTGGCAAGACCATGAACATCAGCCGCGAACGGGTGCGCCAGTTACTCGACATCGCACAGCGGAAGCTGCAGTATCAGCTGAACAACACCAAAAAGTTCAGGCGGTACGAGTCACCGCAGCAACAGGAGATAGCGCCACCACTGGCGGCGGGGTACTTCACGTAGAAACTCCGCTTTCTCCAGCTCGGCGATACGATGGGTGGCCTGGCGGATGATGGCCTGCTGCATTGCGTTTTGCTGCAACAACGAGCACGCCAGCTCAGTTGTGGCATAAGGGTTTTCGGGCCCATGCCTTTGTACGTCGTGTACGTGCTGGAGCAATTGGGCTTCCGCCGACAGCGTTAGCTCAGGCACCATCCACTTCATCGAATCCATGGCGGGAACTTAGGAGGAGGCGTATGACTAACACACTAGACATGGTTGCTCCAACCATCATATTCATCAACGACAATCACGGCGGATACTGGGAAATTAACTACGCCGGCATGGTGCGGCGACACCAGCAGGATTGGCAGGCATTTACGTTTTATGAAATGGCCTGCGCGCTCTACAACATCAATCGTGCAGCAAACTCGCTTCCCAGCTGCGGCACACCAGACGCAACAGACTGAGATAATCCATCCCCGCGGTACTGGGCAAGTTGAGTTTGCCGCTGCCGTGGATCATTAAATGGCTGGGCACTAGCTCGTAGTTGGTTGTGGTGCTGCGCTCATAGCTTGCGCTTCAGCAGCTCGGCGTTTTGGTTGAAGTCGTAGTTGATGACGACTGTGAGGAGTTGCGGCATCAATAGTCCCAGCGCACGCGGGGTCTGCCGGCACGGATGCCGAGATGCACAAAACCCTTGGGGGCGCCATAGCCGAGCGAGTACGGCCAGTTTTTGTCGCACCAGTCCTGCAGGTGGTTGATGTTCACCTCGCGGATGTAAAAGTCAACCGCTCCAACGCCTGGTGCGTTGTAGAGGTGCTCGCTGCCGGATGCGCCACCTACAGCGCGGTTGATTGCGGCGGGTCTGTAACCGCTGGTGATGATTACCGGCTTGCTGCCGAACTTAAGCCGCGCACGCTCCATAAATGCCGCCAGCTCGACTGCAGTGTCCACCTGATACTGGTGGTCAAAACGCCGCGCTTCTTGATCCAGCGCGAACTCGCCGATGCGGATGTGGGGCGTGATGCGTGCTGAAAACGGGCTGCTGGGCGTCAACTTGGCCGGTTGCTGTTGGACTGCCGGTGCAAATTTGCTGCCACTCCACAGCTGACCCTCGGCTTCACGGCGGCGGCGCAATCCTTCCTCAAATTGGCTGCCGGGGTTGCGGTACAGCAGCATCGCAGCGGGCACCTCATCCCACTTGCGGTCGCGTAGCTTGGCGCTGATCGTTTCAAAGTCGGGCACCAGCCCGTAAAAGTCAGCTCCAAGGTTGTAGGCGAAGCTGATCAGCGCGCACTTCTGGTGGTCTTCCATTTCGCGCCAGTGCGGCACGGTGGTGCGCAGTTTGTCGGCGATGCGCTCCACTTCCCGTCTGAACAGGGAGTCGGCTTCGATGCGGTTGATCTTGTCGCCCTGCTTGACGCGGCGGCCATCGCTATAGCGCGTGGTACCCCAGCCGATCGTCCATACCCCCGCGGGGCAGCGGTACGCATCAAGATGACACCCCTCAAATCGCTGGATCAACGTCATCGCAGCAGTCAAGTCACCCTGCTTGCCGTCTTGGCTCCACGTGGCAAACCACGGCTGGTCGCGGTTCAGCAGATCCGGTGCAACTTTCAGCAGTGCTGCTTCAAGCTCGACGATGGCCGCGGCCTGGTGCGGCAACCCACGCCAGTAACGAAACAGCGATTCAAGTCTGACTGGTGTCTTCGCCACGTTGCCACGGTGCATGGATGGACATTGCGCCACCCAGCAGGCGGCTGTCGCCAGTCTGCAGCTCATCGTCGATTGGGTGCTCGACGATCACCGGCTCTGGCTCTTTCGGTTGTGCTGCGTGCCAGTCAGCTTCG